GCTCCGTCTCGGTCGATTTCACGACGTAGCGGATCACCGAGCATTCGTGCTTGCGCCCGATCCCGTCCTTGTCGCCGTTCTTGAACGCGTTCATGCTCTCTTCGGCGAACAGCAGCGTCGTCGTCGTGATGATGCGATAGCCTGCATCCACGACGAGACCGCCCTGATCGAAGATGTCGACGAACTTCTCCCACTGGAACGTCACCGCCTTGTTGGGCAGCGCCGTCTTGAGCATCAGCTCCGTCTCCAGCCAGGAGAAATCGATCTTCGCGTCGATCGGCTCCAGCGCTCGGCCGGGCAGCTTGACCTTGCCGACCATGCCAAGCGCCTCATGCGTGACGCGCTCGTAGGAGACTTTGTCGACCTCGAACTCCTTGATGCGGCCGACGAGGCGCGCGCCCTCCACATACACGTTGACATTGGTGGTTTGGCCGATGCGGATTTCACGCATGCGTCAGCTCCTTCAGGCCGCTGCGCCAAGGCCAAGGGCCGAGCGCACTGTGTTGAGGTCGATATAGTCCTCGACCGTGATGCGATGCATGATCCCCATCGGCGCGCCGTCGAGGCGATACCAGAAGCGGCCCTCGCCGAGGATTTCGTCCGCCGTGTTCTTGGCGCGGTTGAACGCGAAGCGCCCGCCATAGAGCCAGCCGTCGCGTTCCTTGCGGTTGACGTAGCGCTGGATCACGTCCTCGACATATTCGATCCGCTGCGGCCTGCCGCGCCGGTCGACATAGGGCATGAGCGCGAACAGGATCGCCTCATGCAGCACGTCGTACATGGCGCGCACATGCAGCCACTTCGTGACCTGCGTCTGGGACGTCGCGCCCATGCTGGAGGCGTGCGCGCCCCAGGTGACGATCCCGGTCCCGAACTGGCCCATGTTGGCGGTGGCGATCCCCGCCTCATTGAGGAAATTCGTGTCGCTCGACACGTCGCCAGGAAAGAAGGCGAGCGGGATTTCGAGGCCCGACACGTCCGGCATGGCGCGATTGGACGGAGAGGCCGAAGGTCCGCCGTCGTCGTCGCCCTCTTCGCGGTTGACAACCTCGTTCCAAACGGCGGCGAAGTGCTGCGAATAGGGCTGCAAGGACTGCTCGCCTGTCGCCGCGTCGAGCGCTTTGACGTACGGCGCGCAATAAACGAGACGATCGTCGCCGGCCTGATACGCCTGCCCGACGCCGCGCTGCTCGACGATCTGTTGCTTGGTCAGCCCCATGGGCAGATCGGCGATGGCGTGGCCATGCACCTTGTTGGCGACCGCCAACATTTTCTGACGCACCGCGAGCGCGGTCGAAAAGCCCGGCGCGATGATGCGGCGCGAGAAGTAGCCGAATTTCTGATAGGTGTAGAGCGCGCCTTCAAGGCCCTTGGGCGCGCCCGCCGCCGTCAACTCGCCGACGATCTGCGTCGACGTCACCTTCGTCGGATCGGGCTGGCCGGCGGCGTTCTTGTGAATGTCGGGATCGAAGACGTTGCGCACGATGATCGTGCCAACGCCATGGCCGCGATCCTTGTTGAAGGCGGCGTGCAACGCCGAGGGAATGGTGTAGCCCGCCCCGCCCGAGAAGGGGCCGAAGGCGGCGACTGCATCCGCCTTGGAGCGGATGACGATATCGGTCTCGATGAACTTCGCCCGCTCGGCCGGCGTCGCATGCGCCAGATGCACCGGGGCCGTGCCGACCAGATACATGGTCGCGGCCTTGACGTCGCGCGCGACGGCGCCCGCCTCGAAGCGCTCGATAACCTCCGGACCGTGATGATACTCAGCCATTGCGCTTCTCCTTTCGACCGGCGTCCTCGGCGGCGCTCGACGCAAGCGGCTCGGCCGTGTCCGTCCGAGGCGAGAACGAGACTAGCGGCGCCGACGCCGCCTGCTCGATCAGGCCGAAGGCGATCCAACCCTTGACGATGGGATGATCGGGATCGAGCGGCGCCGGCAGCTCGGCGCCGGGCGTCGCGAAGGCTTCGAAAATCGGCGCGGACGCGCCGGCCTCCTGCGACCATAGCTCCAGCGCGGTCGGCGGACCTTTCCAGACATAGCGGTTCATATTGTCGCGCCTCTCAGGGATTGGATGGATAGAAGCCGCGCGGAAGCGCGACGCCGGGTGCGGATTTGACGGGGACGGCGATCAGCGTCGCGGCGAAGGCGAGGCGGTATTGCCAGACGCCTTCAGCCTCGCGTTCGAGCGCGATCTCGACAGGACGCAGCGCGGTTGAGCCAGCGAGGCTCGCGCCATGCAGCGCCGCGCGAATGTCGGCGAGAAGCGCATAGGCTCCTCCTTCGCCGCGCAAACTGCGCACAAGGAGCGAGACGACGAGACGCGTCTCCTCGCGCAAACCTTGCTCGCCGAGCGGCCCGCCCACGTCGAAGCGCGAACCGTCGTAGAGAACGAGCGCCGCCGCCTCGTAGCCCTCAAAGTCAAATTCGCCGGGCTTGTCGGGAAACAGCTCGACGACGACGCGTCCCGGCAGGCGTTGCTTGAGCCGCTCCATGGCGGCCGCGCAGAGCGCTTCGATCGGCGAGGGACGAAGAGCCTGTGTCGCGCGCGCAGGATGGCCGTCAGGCAGAAGAGCGTCGACGTTCGTCATCGCCAGCCCTCCAGCAATGCGCCAGCGCGCGCGCACGGCATGACGGCACGGACGGATTGCGCCTCGGCGAGCGGCTCGAAGACGGCCTCCCCGGACGCGCCGGACCCGCTCGCCAAATCGAGCGTCATGCGGCCCGCCGCCAGATCGCGGAGACGGCCGATCGCTTCGTCGTAGCGCTTCTGGACGGTCTCGCTCATCGCGGTTTGCTGGCCGCCGCGCCCGCGCAGGCGCCATCGTGCGACGTCCGCGACGAAGCCGCGCAGCATCGGCGTGCCCTCGACCGCCGCCGGCCAGCGCTCGCGCACATAACCAAGGACGAGCGAGGTCGCGTGCTCCAGCGCCTCCTCGATCCGAGGTCGGTCGAGCGCGCGCTGATCGCGCGGGCCGAGGCCGGCGATCTGGAGGCACTCCTCCTCGCCGAACACCTCGACAAATTTCTCGACCGTCAGAAGCATGGGACCCTCGCGCGTCGTCTGACGCAAATTGGTCGGGGTGCTTTGTTGACGCGGATCGCCCGATCGCCGCGGAACTGTTTCGTCTTTCAACCTGCTCGTCTCTCAGCTCGCCGTCGTGCCCGTTTGCGTGGTCGGTCGGTCGGCGCTCGCGTCACTCCACCTCGTGGCCCTCGCGGGCGATCAATGCGCGGGCCTCGCACCCGCTCGGCTCTTGCCGCTGAGCTAGCGGTCCCGATGCGCGTCAGGATCGCCTACTTGGAACTCTGTCCGGGCAGGTTGACGTTTGAAGAAGCTGTGCGCTCCCCTGCTTCGGCTTTGCCTTCAGTTCCGTTCGCGTGGCATCGCGTCAGCTCTTGGGCGGCTTGGCGGTCGATGCGGCCGGCGCGTCGGAGATCGCGTCGAGCGCCTTCAGCTCGGCGGCCTCCGCATCCGTCAACGCCACTTGAACCGAGCCGTCCTCGGAGGGGAGATAAAGCCTGCCGTCATGGCGCAGCGCGCGACGCACCGCATAATTGCGGCGGGCCTCGGCGGCGGGTTTGGTCTCTTCAGCCATATCGGCCTCCTCACGCAGCGTTCTGGATCAGGAAGCCGGCGTCGGCGCCGACGAGATAGGGACGGCGCTCCTGCGTCGTCGGGTATTTCCAGCTCTTGACGTCGCGGTCGAACCACGGCGTCTCGACGAGCGGATAGCCCTTGAGCCGGTAGGAATAGGCGAAGGACGGAACCATCCAGTTCCCGCCTTTCGAGCGGTAGGACAGGATCGCGTCGCCGCCCCAAATATCGACGGCGGGCGCGTCGTCGGCCGCGCCGTCCGGCAGATAGACCGCCTTGCCGACGATCACCTCGTCGACCTCCAGATAGCGCGCCAGCATCTGCGCGGTGACGCTGTCGGCCGAGACGTATTTGAACTGCTCTTTGACCTTGGGGTGCTCTTTGATCGCATTGAAGGCCACAGCGCCCAAGGTCAGTGTGTTGGGATAGCGCCCGATCTGGCGGCGCACCGCCTCACGGGCGTCGTTGACGTCCTTCTTCGGATCGGACGAGGGATCGATCCAACGCGAGGAGCCCGACAGGACCATCTTGTTGTTCGCGCCATAGGCCGAAGGCGCGCGCAGCAGCTGCGCCGTGTCGATCTCAAGACCGAGATCGAGCTGATTGAGCACCATCTTCACGGCGTTCTGACCAAGGTCGACGCCGGGAGCCTTCGCGGCCTCCTCCTGCGTCTCGACCGGGACGAGGCCCTGCAAGGCGTCTTGAAGCATCGCCACCGGATCGGAGGCGTAGCCATATTGGACGGTCAGGATCGGCGCGCCGGGCGCGCGGCGCGTGTTGAGCTTGCGAAAGCCCTCGCGGCCGAATTTGAGCAGGCGCACGTTGCGCGCCGGCACGTCGACGACGGGCGCGACGCGTTGGGCGATGTATTCCTCATTAGAATAGCCGCGCGCGAAATTGGAGAGGACGGCGTCGGCGACGCCGGCTTGAGCGGAAGTCATGCCGCGCATGAAAGCCTCACTTGATCAGGACGAGGAGCGTCTGGCCGGCGGCCGTGACGGGATTGACGGCGCGGCCGGCGAGCGAGACGTGATCGGCGGCGACCGCGACGCCGCGCCCTTGCGCGTCGGAGCCGACCAGGCCGCCCTGCGCGACCGGGCCGCCCGCCTCGACGGCGACAAGGCCGAGCATATGCAGGGCGAAGCATTCGCCCGCGGCGAAGTCCGTCATGGCGACGCCGAGCACGGGCTCCGCGCCGCTCGCCTGCGCGCCGGCATAGGTGACGAAGCGGTGCTGCTTGCCGGGGCCGGAGGCCGTCGTCGTGTGCGTGAACGTTTGCGTGTGCATCGCGCCCTCAGCGGTTCACGGCGGCGACGGCCGCCATGTAGTCGGTTCCCGGATGCGCGGCCTGAAAAGCCAGCGCGCGATTGTGCAGATCGAGCGAGGCCGGATCGGCGACGACGCCGGGCGGCGTCGCGAATTCGGCGACGCCGGCGCGGCCGGGATCGATCCCAAGATCGAGCGCGCCGAAGGAGATGACGGGCGGAAGCGACGCGAACAGCTCGCGCGTCAAATCGGCTGCTTGCGCGGTCTTCGTCGTCGCGCCTTCGGCGAAGGACAGCTCGACGCCTGCGCCGCCGGCAGGCGACAGGCCGTCGAGCAGACCGACCAGCTTGTCCTTGAGAACCGGCAGGAAGCGCCCCTCGCCGATCAGCTTTTCGGCGAAGGCGAGATTGTCGGCATGGGCGAGCTGGCGCTCGCGCGCGGCGAGGGCCTGCTCGCGCTCGGCGAAGGCGGCCTCGCGCACGGCCTCGTTCGCAGGCGCGGCGGCCGGCGGCGTCTTGATCGTCATTTGTGGCTCCTTGGGGGATGGCGCGGCGAAGCCGGGCGTCGCGTAAGGTTCGGGCGGGGGCTCGCGCTCGCCCGCCTCGTCGATCCATTTGATCGTCCAGCCCGGCGCGACGCGGTCGGCCGTCTCCGCGCCGAATTTTTCGATCATCCACTCGCGAAGGTTCTGGAACAGGCTGGCGACGTCGCGCAGCGCGCTCGCGTCGGCGAATTCGAAGGTCAACTCGCCCACGCCAGGCGCGGCGAAGGCCACGGGCTTGAGCCCGGAGACGGCCGGCGCGGCGGCGCCCAAAAACCCCACATGCTTGGGATACCAGACGCCGGGCTTGGGATTGTTCGGCGCGTCGGGCGAGAACAGCGACAGGCTGATTTTGCGATAGCGCCCGGCGGCGACCGCCTCGGCGAAGGCGGGCTCGACCTCGCCGATCTCAGCCGTCAGACGCTCGCGCGCCGCGTCATAAGAGAAGGCGCGCGCCCAGCCATAGGCCGGCGCGTCGGTCGCGGGATGGCCGACGACGATCGGCGCAGGCGCAGCCTCGGCGTCATAAGACTGCGCCAGCGCGATCAGATCGGCGGCGGAGAACTCCACCGGCGCGCCGGCCATCGGCGTGAAGCGGCCGGGCCGAAAGACCTCGATGATTTTGGGTGCGTCGTTCATGGCCCGCCGTGACGTGATGTCGGCGGACTATGGCGCGGGCGGTCAGGCGGGGTGAGGTGACGGAGTCAGGCCTGATGCGACAAGCGAAAGACTGCGTGCACGCGAAGCCAAAAAACCGCTTAAACAACTCGCAACGGCGGCGGCTTGTCAGATCTTTCGGGGCGAACTAGCGGTCCCGTCAAGCCCCAGATCAGCGCCTCCAACTCATCTTCCGGCAAGTCGACACTGGCTGCGATGTCAGCCTTTGTGGTGCGCTCATTCCAAAGTTGCAAAAGGACTTTCCGCCATAGTGCCGATGTTTCTCGAACGATGCCTTCAGGCTCGCCTGTGCGATAACCTCGACGCCCCAACTCGATGCACGCAGACTTGTATTGCCACTCAGTGATCATACCCAACGAATGCAACCGGTAAGCCATAGCCATCGCCGAGACACGCCACCGCGATTTTGCTTGGATGATCGTATCAACTTTGATGAAGCGCGGCATTCTAGAACAAACATCGTCTGCCGGCATCAAGAACGCAGAAGCGAATTGATTGGCTTCCCGTTCTGCGTCACGAGATCGCTGAGCGCCAGCGTGGCGGTGCATCACCAGATGCCCCAGCTCATGCGCAGCATCAAAAATGCTATGCTCCGCGGTCTTGAAGTTGTTCAAAAAGATGAATGGCCGCTCGTCCCGCCAGAATGAAAATGCGTCGACAGTTCGCGTCGCCTCCGAAAGTGAAAACACGCGGACACCCTTGACTTCAAGAAGGCCCAGCATGTTTGAGATTGGGCGCTCGCCCAGCCCCCAATAGGATCGCAATGCTTTCGCTGCGACATCAGGCTTACTCTCGTAGCTGAGATCAATTATGTCTGATGGTGGCAAAGAGAAGCTCTTTTCCAACCAAGCATTAAGCTCAAGCCCTATCCTGCCGGCTGCGATAGCGGCATCTCGCTCCTTGGCGCTCATCTTACTTAGGCTGCGGAAACTGACCGCGGAGCTGTCCAAATCATCCGGGTCGTCCGCATAGAAGAAGCCTACTGGATAATTCAACGCCGTGGACAGTTTTGAAATCGACTCCTCTTCAGGCTCGTTTTCTCCATTCTCCCATCGTGAAATGGTGATAGCGGAAAGCCCTGCCACATCGGCCAGAGCTTTACCCGTCATCCTCCGTCTCTGCCGAGCAAGGCAAAGTCTCTTTGGGTTAAACATCTTGGCCATGGTTCACTTGCGCGCGACATGAGGATCAAAAACATCGACGACATCCACATCGTCATGCAGCTTCGGCTCATCCTCGAAGTCGCTACCATCGGAAAGATAGATGCGTTCGATAAATGTCTTGAAGCGACCATTCTCAATCGTCGGACGGGATAACTCGACCGCTCCGTTGGAGGCAACCATCAGATAGTAGGTGACCCATTGATTTTCGTGAACGGCAGGCGTCTTCGTGAAATGCGGCAGATGTCCAAATAGGCTGTTCTCGGCACACAATCGCTCTGCGCCAGCGCCTTTATCCGACCGCGCGCGGGGCTGATGGAAGTCGTTGCAAGCGACGTCGACATTCGCGAACACGAAGCGGACCTTCATCGCGTCATTCGAAACAGCTTCCACGCCATTCGGACGCTCGGGCTTCCATTCGTCTTTGCCCGCATGCTCGCGACGGAGAGCAAAAGTCCCATGCTGATAAGAAAATGTTCCGGGGGAATTCACAGGATGGAACGCGGTTGCGTCGGCAGCGGCGCCAAGCGCTACCGCCCGCACGCGCAAAAGCTGCTCCCGGCTCGTGCGAAGCTCGGCAAGCCGTGCGCCGACTTCCCACTCCTCGCGCAGAACGTTCGTTTCAGCAAATCCCATCAGACATCCCCATGTTAAGAAATTATCCCATACAGTATGGTCGTTTTTCTTAACATGCAAGTCTTTTGCCTCTGTTCGTGACGGGTGTTCCCGACCAAGCTCGCCGAGATGGCGGCCCCTCGACACGCCCCATGCTTCCACCATCAATTCTGACGCCCGTCTGACGCGCGCTGAGGGCGACTCACCGGATCGAGGCTAGACAGGCGCGGCGCGGGGTCAAAACGCCGTCAGCGGCCTTCCCTGCGGCTCGACCCTTTCGAGCGCCCGCCGGCCGTCATTCGACCGCCAGCCAGTCCTCGACCGCCCCGCGCGCCGCCGCCTCGTCGCGGGGGCCGAAGCCCACCATCGGGCGGGCGGGGATCGTCGCGCTTTTAAGGCGGGCGAAGCCGCCGTCGCCGAGCGGCACGGCCAGCCGACCGGCCGTCTTGGGCCGAATGGTCGCCCCGAATTGGTGGACGGCCGCGTAGATCGTGTTGACGCCGATCCTCAGCGTCGCGCCCGAGACCTGCCACGCGCCTGAACGCATGAGCTGCCCGGACCGCCGCAGGATCGGCCCGCTCACCCCGCCGCGCGTCGCCACCGTCAGGGGCGCGAGCTTGGCCCATGGCTTACCGTCAGGATCGGTCTCGGTCTGAAAGCGGCGGTTCTGCTCGCGCAGCAGCGCCTCGCCAACGATCTTGAGCCCCCCGGCGAGATTGCGGGCCTTGGCCTCCAACTCGGCCAAAATCTTGTCGGCGCGGGCTTGGCTCGCGGCGTCGAGATGGGCGCGAATGGTCACGGACATGGTCTCTCCACCATCTTATCGGGCGCCGCGTTGAACGACGGGCGCTTGAGAGCTATATTCAGCGCGTTCGTCGCGGCCTCCGGCTCAGGACTCCAAACGCGACGTATGGGCGGTGCGCCGGGCAGCCGCCCTTTTTCTTTGGCCGTCATGCTCGGCGGCGCGCTTGGGGCGCGCGCTCACTGTTCTTCCCCTCCTCCATCCGACGCAGGGCTTGCTGGGCGCCGATAGAGCAACGCTCCCGACCGCTGCTTTTCGAGATAGTCGGGATTGCCCCTCAGCTTCTTCCCCGTCGTCGGATTGAACGCGGTCGCGCCGCTCCAGCCCTCCTGCGACCAGACGAAGCTCGCGAATTCGGGACTGTCGGGCGAGGTGCGCAAATAGCGGCGCGTCAGACGCGTCACGCCGCCAGGCCCTTGGCTCCAATCCAGCCAAATCTCGTCCGGGTCGGCCAGCGCCTCCGCCAAGCGCAGCACATGGCGCTCGCGCGCCTCGAAGGGCAACTTGAATCGCCCTTGCCCGTCCCGGAACAGGTTTTGAGACACGACGAGCGCGTGGCCGGAGGCGTCGCGCCATAAGGCCGGCGACTCCATCGTCGCGCCAAATCGTCCCAAGAACGCCCCCACATAGGTCTCGGCCGGCAAACCTTCGTCCATAAGGGGGGAGATGAACGGCTTTGCTAGCGGGGCGAGGGGCGGCGTCGGCGCGAGCGGAGCCGGCGGGCCTATGGAGGGCCGGAGCGGGGCCTGAAGCGGCGCGGGCACGAGGCCGCGCGACCAATCGCGGCCCGGCGCATGATCCCAGCCCAGATCGATCCCAACGGGAACCTCGACCATGTCGCCCGTGCCCGGATCGCGCACGGGCCGCGTCGTCACGGCCGGCGAGGGCGAGGGCTCGACGCCCTCCGCCTTGAGGTCGCGATCCGACAGCGTCTCGACGCCGCATGAACAATTCCAACCGTTGGGCGGGTAATGCGTCTCCCACCATGGATCGTTCCACGCGAGGATCGTCCCGTTCCAGACGTCGCGATGCTCGGGCCGAGCGCGCTCGGGCTCGCGGTAATAGGCGTGAACGTAGCGCCACCATTTGAAGACCTTGACGACGTCGGGGTCGGTCATTTGCGCGTAGCGCCCGGCGGCGTAGGCCGTGCGCAGGTTCGTCTCGTAAATGACCCGCGCGCGCCAGGCGCGGCCGGCGGGCGTGTCCTCGCCCGTCCAGCCGGTCCAGCCATGGCGGGCGACGATCTCGTCAAAGGCTTTGCGGAAATCGGCCAAGGTCGAGTCGCCCGCCACCGCTTTGTCGATCTCGGCGCGCAGATCGGCGAGCAGCGCCTCCTTCGTCGCGCCGGCGACGACGAAGGCGCGGTCATGGGCGCGGCTGGAGACGTCGCGCCAGCCTTTGGTCGGAAGGTCGACCTTTTGGCGCAAATAGTCGATCGCCTCTTGGAACGGGACACGGAAGTCGTCTTTAGCGAATGACGCGATAGTCATCGCGTCCGCTCCCGCCTCTCGATCTCGTCCTTGACGTCGCCGCGCCCGCTCAGCTCGGCCGCTTCCATCGCCAGGCCCAGCACGCGGCCGAGCGGATCGACCGCCAGTTTGGGCTCCAGCGTCAGCAGGCGGTCCGCGAATTGCGTCAGCCCTTCGCCGCGCGCGATCGCCGCGTCCAGCTCGGCGCGGATTTGCCCGGTCCAGCCCTCGATCATAGGAGCGGCGAAGGCGTCGAGTTGATCGGCAAGAGCGCCCAGACCATGGTCATGCGCGTCGGAGCCCACGCCTCCGGCGAAGGCGATCTGACGCACGCGCGCGGCCGCCGGGTCGTTCGGGTCCGCAGGCGTCGGCAGATCGCCGCGCCGCGCCGCCTCGACCAGGTTGATGCGCGCCTGCGCCACATGCGGCGCGAGTTTGCGCAACACCTCGATCGGAACCTGCGGCAAAAGATCGATCCCGGCGAGCGCCGCCGCGAGGTCGGCGAAATTTTCGGGCGGGACGCGGCCAGCGAAATCGAACAGCGCCTCCAACTCGGCCTTGGCGTTCTCCGTGCGCTTCTTGCGCAAATCCTCTTCGGCGTTTTGGTTCTTGGCGCGCGGACGCCGCAGCGAGGGCGCGCGAGCGCCGGGCGCGTTGTAATCGATCAGCCACTGGAACAGGCCGGCGCGCAGCGTGTCCGCCAGCAGATCGGCGTCGGCGTCGATGATCTGCTCCTCGGCCTCCTTGTGCGTCTCGGAGGCGGCGCGCGAGCCCTGCCCCTCGACATAGGTCGCCAAAGTCGACCCGAAGACGCAGAGCGACATTTGGCGGTCCCAATAATCGCACCAGCCCTCATAGCTGACCTGTCCCGAGCGCGCCGCCTCCAGAAACTCGACGCCCGTGCCCATCGGAACCACCAGCGCGCCGCGCTGGACCATCTCCTCCAGGGCCGAGAGCAGCTTGCGCTGATCCTCGGGCAGCGTGCCTTGCGGATAGCGCGCGACAGGCGTCGGGGAGGCGTATTTTTCTAGAAAATGCATCCAGAAAGCGACGCCCTCGCGCTTGAACAGCACCGGCCAGAACATCCGCGTGCCGAGCCCGAGCCCGTATGGATTATTTCCCTTCACGCCGAAACGGTGAACGAGGAACTTCTTCTCCGGCAGTTCGATCCCGTCGGAGGGAGCCTGCATGGTGAGCAGGCGCGGGCGCCAATCCTGCCCGAAGACGAAGCGCCTTTGATCATGCGCGACAATCTTTTCGGGCACGAAGCGCCCGTCGCGCCGCGTCCAGACGATCTCGGCGACGGCGTATCCTTTGAGCGTCGCGTCGAGCAAATCGAGGCAGAGTTGATCGAAGGGCAAGCTCGCCAGCGTCTCCTCGATCATCGCCGCCGCCGCGACGTCGGCAGGATCGTCGGAGGCCGGCTCAAGCTCCCATTGGCGTCCGACCAAAGCGAACTTGCGTTTTTGCAGCACGGCGTAAGCGTGCGTGTCGCGCTCGATTTCGTCGTAAAGTTTAAGTCCCTTGCCCTCGCCGCGCTGGATCAGCGTGTCGTCGGTTGGCTGAAGCACGGTCGAGAAATAGGGGAGCGTGATGTCGTTGCGAGCGGTCGCGATCAAATCGCGCGCCGAGGCGGGGAAATTTTTGCGCGCGTCCGCGCCCGCGTTGGTCTCGTCCGTCATCGCCACCCCCGCAGCGCCGATCCGCGCGCGCCACCCATCAGAATTTGACCGCCGGTCGCCAGGCCGCCGGAATGCTCGACCGCCCCGCTCCACAGCATCTCCAGCGCGTCCGGCCCGTCGTCATGCGCGCCGGAGGGCCATTGGCGCAGCTGCTCGATCAGGCTCGTCTGCGAGGCGTGAAGACGGATCAGACCGGCGGCGATCGGCGGCTGAAGCCGCTGGATGCGCAACGCCTTGTCGGCGATGGGCGTCACGGGCACGGCCGGCAAAGGCACCTCCTGCCGCACGGCGCGCGCCATGATCTCCGTGCGCAAGAACTCCTGAAACTGGACCGCCTCAACGAACCAGAGCGCCGGACGCCAGAGCTTGGCCATCGCGATCACGTCGGCGATGATCACGTCCGGCAGGCGGCGCGCGATCGACGCCTCGACGACGTCGAGAACGCCCGTCGCTCGGTCGAAGCCGGCGACGAGGATGGCGCTCGGATCGCGATTGGCGTCCTTGCGGCCAAGCGAGGGATCGACAGCGCCGAAATAAACGAGGTCAGGCTTGCGCTGGACCCAGAACTGGATCGACTTGAACGGGCTTTCGTCCGAAATCGGCTCGCCTTGCTTCTCCGACATGAAAGCGGTTTCGGACGAGGCGCGCTCGACCATCAGGGAATAAAGCGGCTCATAATCCGGCCAGTTGACGAACGCGCCCGCCTCCATGTCGGCGGGGCGCGCGTCATAATAGGCTCGTGCCGCCTCCTCGCCGTCGTTAAGGAAAATCTCCTGCCAGGCGTCCCACAAATCCATGCGGTCGGGAAAGCGCTCGATCGCGCGCACATGGCGCACGTCCCAACCCGGCGCGCGCGAGAGCTGAACGAGAACCGCGTCGTAATGCAGGACAGTCCCGAGCATGACGACGTCGAGCGACCCGTCCGCCGGACCAAGCTTCAAGACCGTCTTCTCGACCCAGCCGCGAAGCTTGCGGCGATAGGCCGGGCTTTCGACGTTGACGTCGTTCTCGATGTCGTCGAGCAACACAAGATCGGGACGATGCGGGCCGAAGCGCTTGCCGCGCAGCGCCTGACGCGCGCCGGCGCCCAGGATCATCACATCGTTACGGGTGACGATTTCGCCCTCGCGCCAGCGCCGGCCGCCTCCCGAGAATTCGGGAAAATCATAGGCGAGACGCGGATTGCTCTCGATCTCGACCTTGATCGCCTCGACCATGAGCGCGGCCTGCTCATAAGTGTCCATGGCGACGATGATGAAACGCTTGGCGTGCCGCAGCGCGCACCACAGCGAGAAGAGCTGCGTCGAAAGAGTCGACTTCGCCGAGCCGCGCGGCGCGATCTTGAGCTTGCGCCAGCCTTTTCGGCCGACCGCCGGCTCGCTGGTCAGCATCGCGGGCAGATCGTCGAACAAATGCAGGTGAAGGCGCGAGGGCGCCTTGGTCAGATAATGCGGAAAGTAAGTCTCGGCGAAGAAGCGGAAGCCATCCGACGCCAGCGATTTGACGCGTCGCGCCTTGCGCGCCGTCTCGTCGGCGGGAAACCCTTCGACCGTGGCTTCGATCTGCGCGCGCAGACTGGAGCCAAGGCGCTCCAACTCCTCGCGAAAGCCTTTTTGAGAGAGCTTGCGGCCCTTGAGCGCGGCGCTCATCCATACACCTCGCCAAGCGTGCGGCCGAAGGGCTCCAGCACCTCCAGCAGAGCCGGAACGGCCGAAGGATGCTCGCGCGCAACGAACTCGCCGAGACGCTTGAGCACGTCCATGGCGACGCCAAGTTCGGAGATTTTCGGGCTGACGCGGCCGGCCGCGCCGACCGTCTTGTTGAAACTGTCGGCGAGCGAGGCCAGAATTTTCGCCTTCTCCAGCGGCGCGATGTCGCCGGCCGCCTTCAGCTCCTCAATCGTCGCTTGATGGACGATGACGTAGTCCTGAACGACCGAACCGACGAGATGCTCCAGCCCGTCTCCGGCGATAAGGCTCGCCGAGCGCGCCATGTCCCAATCGTCGCCGGCCAAGCCCGCGTCGCGCTTCCAACGCCGCAACGTGCCCTCAGGCACGTCGAGCGCGATCGCGACGGTCGGCAGGGCCTGCCGATCATGCACATAGCGCCTGCGCGCCTCATGGCGCGTGTCTGGCTCGTGCGCCATCGGGCCTCACGCCCCGCCCTTGAGCTTGGCTGCGACGAGAGACACCACCACAGAGACCACGCCGCCCGCCAACGTGCCGGAGATCGCCGAATTGGTCTCGACGCGCCGAACGCGCTCGTCGAACCGATCCAGCTTTTCGCCAAGCCCGGAGAAGCCTTTGTCGACGCTCGCGCCCAGCGCGTTTTGTTTCTCTTCGACGCGCGCCAGGCGCTCGCGCAGCTCCGCCATCGCTTCAGGCGTCATCGTCCGTCCTTCCGTTCCGTCGCGGCGTCGACCGCCGCCACCGCCGCAGCGCGGCGGGTTTCGCAAGTTTTCAGGGCGGTGCGGTCGCGCGCCCAATAGCTCGTCGCCTCGCGCTGCGTCAGATCGCGATCCGGCAACAGGGCCGGCTTGTCACAGGGCGCGCGCGCGGAGGCCGGCAGAGCCGGCCGCACGAATTCGACCCGGACGCTTGGGCGTTCAGTTGGGGAGCAGGCGGACGCGGTCGCGGCCAAGGCCGCAACGGTCAGCGTTCGGCAAAGCGGCATTGGCCGCCTCCATGTCTGCGAGGGATTTGCGGGCGGCGTCGATCTCGGCCTGCGCGCGCGCTTCAGCGGCGAGGCTGGCGGCCAGCTGATCGGCGCGGGCGCGCTCGACGAGCGCGTTCGCCGCCTCGATCTCGCCGCGCCAATGCGCGTCCCGCTCGGCCCGCGCCTGCGCGCCGGCCTGTTCGACCAGCCGCGCGACCGACGCGCTCGCGCGCCAGGCGCCAACGCCAGCCACCGCCAGAAGCACGGCCAAGGTCAACGCCAACCCCGTCCACGCGGTCGCCCGGCCGCCAAGCCATGCGGTGAGCGCCGCGATCATGCGCCGCCCTCCGGGCTCGCGGCCTTGGCGGCGTCCGCGCCCATGAGCGCGCGCAAATCCATCGCTCCGGCGAAGCGATGGACGCCGAGCAGGCCGCAAATGAGGGCCACCATCGACGGCACGACGACGGTCGCCATGGAGACGGCCTGCGCCTCGCCTGTCACGGCGCCGGCGGCGAGGCCGAGGATCACCAGCCAGGCTCCGCCGAGATTGAGCCAAAGAAAGCGCCGCGAGGTCGAATAGCTCGGCTTTTGCGGCGCGGACGGTTCAGGGCGCGCCATGGTCAGACCCTCGCCGCCTGAAAATGCATTCCGTCGCGGCTGCGCGGCGACCAATCGCCGCCCCAAACCCAGCCCTCGGCCTTGAAGGCTGCGACGACGCGCGGGTCCATCGCCGGCGTCGGATCGCCAAGGCTATTGCGGTCGGGATCGAAATCGACGGCCGCGCCGTAGGAGTGCATGGACAGGCGCGAGCCCCCACGCATGGCGCGCCAGACATAGCCGCCGCCGATCAAATGCATGCCGGCCGCCTCGATGGCCTTCTGATCTTTGCCGAACGCGTGCCAGATCGCCTCCAGAACGCGCGTCAGGCTGTCGGCGACGCGCTTATGGACGCGCAGCGATTTGATTTTGAGGGCGTGATCCCAACTGGCGACGCCGCGCCAAGGCAAGGGAATGAGAACGAGATTGGCCCGCTCCCATTTGGGATCAGGGCCGCCGACGCCCTTGGACAGGCGCAGGTTGCGGCCGAAAAAGTCCGGCGCGTCGTTTTGGAGGGGCCAGGAAGAAGAAGCGCTCTGCATGTCGTCCTCGCGGGTGCAATGTCGCGCGAGGATCGGTCGAAGAGGCTTTGGAGGTGAGGCGCCAGCGTCACCCCTTGGGGCGAAGCGCGCAGGAACCATGCGGCGCGCCAAGGCGGCGCGTCAAGACCATGCTCGTCAGCGCGGGCGCTCGTCGAGATAGTCGACGAGATCAATCTGGCGCTCGTCGACGAAGCGACGGCGGCCTTTGCGCGGAGCCTCCCGCCCCGGCGCCGCAAGCCGCGTCACCGTACGCCAGGACACGCCCAACGCCCGCGCCGCCGCGCCATTCGTCATCCCCGTCGCGCGCAAGCTATCGAGACGACGGCGCATCGCCTGCGCTGTGTAGGGATGGCGCGGAATGTCGATCCGCTCCGGCCCGAACGTCGCGCAAAGCGCCTGCGCCGCCTCGACGCCGATCAAGTTCAAATCAAGATCGGGCCGCCAGCGTTGCGGCACATAGAGCCGTGCGCCGCCGAAGATGCGGACGATTTCGACCGTCGCCTGCGCCCCAAGCTCCGCCGCCAAGGGTTGGAGCCCCTCGACGAAGTCCTCGACGCGCGGCTCGAAAGCGTCGGGCGTCGTCATGGCGTCCTCGCCAACAGCTTTTCAACGTCGGCGCGCTGGATGAACCAGCCTTGGCCCCAACGGGTCTGGATGCGTGCTTCGCGCTTGGTGATCTTGACGCGAAGACGATGGATGTAGATCGAGACGACGCTGACGTCGGCCTCGCTTTCTCCCCAGGCGACGGCGAACAAATCCATTCTCGAAACGACGCGCGGAGCCCGACGCGCCAACACCTCCAACACTGCCGTCTCCGTCTTCGTCAACCGCAGATCAAGATCAAAGACCAGCGGTGCGCCCTCCAGCTCCTGCTTGAGCTGGCGAACCGTCTCCTCCAACTCGCCGATGCGGTCATGAACGCGGCGAAGCGCGGTGTCGCGTTCAAACGTCATGACACCTCTTTTCCGGCGCGCTTCAGCATCGCCTTCAACGCTTCGGTGACGGAATTGGCCTGCGCCGCCGTCAGCCATTCGACCGAGGCGGCTTGCGTCTGACGCCGCACGAAGGCGTCGAGCCCGGCGCGTGAGGGATTTTGGAGTGCGCCGGCGTGCTCCAGCTCGCCCCACAAGGCGAAAATTTTGCGCAAATGCGGTTTGGCGTGAGGCTTTCCGCCCTCGCCCTTGCGCGCGCCGTTGACGCGCGGCGCCCAGCCAAGGCGCTTGAGCTCGTCCAGCACCTTGATCTTGGCCCGCTCGTCGAGCTTGGCGGCGCTGTCGACGCTCGCGACGCGAACCAGCAGCGCGCGATAATCGGCGTCCACCAGCCCCGTCTGAGCGCGGGCGACATGGATTTTGGAGAGGAGAGGATCGCGGGTCATCGGCCGGACCTTTTCCAAATGAGGCGACTCAGACAGGCTTTCCAGCGCATCAGGAGCGCGCGGCGATGGATTTTTCGGAGATTATCGGCATGGCGACGGGCGCGGGCGGCGTCGTCAAAGGCGCAGGCGAAGCTATAGACAGCCTCGCCAAGTCCGTTTCGAGCCTTCAAAAACTCTTCAAATCCAAAGATGGTGCGGCCGTCTCGCGGGAGGCGCGCGACGAGCTGTTCGATTTGCTGAGCAAGCTCGACGCGATACGAGGCCAACACGCGGCGCTGAGCCAGGCTTTGGCGGAGATGAAGGAGGAACTCGTTCACATGAACGAGTTCAAAGCGGAGGTCGAGAAGCATGCCCTCAAAGAACTGGCTCCGCACTCTTGGGCGTATGCGCCCAAGGAGCCGACCACAGCCGATGCACGCGGCCCATATTTGTGCGCACGCTGTTTCGGCGAGCACCGCAAATCGATACTGCAGTTTCAGTCTCAGGATTGGCATTTCGACACTCTCGCCTGTCCACGCTGTGCATCCACGGTTCGCGTCCCCAACGACCAAAAACCGACAATCTACTCTGCTCCTAGAGCCGACCGATGGAGTGGCTATTGAGACCTCAAACGCGCTGACTTCCCCGCCTCCTCCATCACCAGATCATCCCGCCCGAAGACGCCGCCGCCGCGCTTCCTCATGATCGCCTCCATGCTCTCGCGCGAGGCGACGTAGGCCGCCTCGGCGAAGTTCGTCAGCGCCAACGACTTGCGGTTGCCGCTGAGCGTAACCCAACGGTCGGGCACGCCGGGCGTGCGGACGCGCAGTCGATAGCGCGGCGCGGTCACGCGGCTTGCCTCTCGTCGCCGGCGGCGTCGTCCTCGCACGCCGTTACGTCCGCCACATGCGCGGCGACGTCGAGGCCGGCGTCGAGACGCACCTTGACGAAGTCCTTCGAGATCATGCGCCGCACCACGCCGTCATAGCTGCGCCCGCCCGTGGCCTCGTCGAACACGAACACCGCGACGCGCGCGCCCGCTTCAAATCCGTTCTCGATCTTGCTCATGCGTTTGCTCCCTGTTTTGCGGTTAAAGCGTTTGCGGCCAAAGCGGCGGTCGGCGACCAATGGCCTGCGCTGATCAGCCGGCCCTTGATCGATCCGGCGACATGCGGCGCCAGACCGAGCCGCTCGGCGATTTTTTGAGGATCGTCGATCCCCTGATTGAGGTAGGCGAGCACGTCGTAGGCCGTCGTGCCCTCGATGGGGCGCAGCGGCGCGCGCTTGCGCGGCTCCTGCGCCTCCCTCTCCGACGAGGAGGCGACAGCGCATTCCGCCTCGCCGTCTTCCGCGCATTCCGCGCAGGCGACCGCTTCTTCCGGCTCCTCCGCGTCGGGATAGGCGCCCTCGACAGCCGCGTTCCAGGCATGCGCGAAGGCGCTCGCCTCCGCCACGCCTTCGATCCGCGCCTCGACGACGATGACGCCGCCGCTCTGGATCGCGATCTCGAAATGGCCGCTCATGAGGCGAACCCCACGATGACGTAGAAGCCGATCAGGCCGACAAGCGCGGCGGCGAGGCCGACGCCGAGCGTCAGACCGAAGCCGAACAAGGCGCCGTGAAAAAGCACTGTCATGCCGCCGCTCCCGTCGTCGCTCCCGCCGAGATCGACGCCTCGAACGGTTCGACGAAGAAATCCTCGCCCTCGCTGCCGATGCTGACGCCGGCCAGCATCCGGGCCTTGTCGGGCGCTGCGAGCAACGCCTCCTTGTTGACCTCCTCCTTGACGCGCAGAAAGCCGTCGAGCCCCATCGCCTTGATCGCCTCGATCACGCGGTCGACGCCGACGATGCGCACCGAGGGCGGACGCAGCCGCCACATGAGCTTTCCCGTGCCGAGATCGGCCGTCTTGGTTCGCCCCTGCCCGGTCAATTCGTCGCGATGGGCTTCCGCCCAGGTCTTGAGACCTTCCGTCAACTCGACAACCTTCGACTTATGCGGCTCGGAGGCTTTCTCGCCCTCCGATTTCAACGCCGAGATCTTGTCGTTCATGTCGGCCTCGATCCGGGCGATCTCCCGGTTCGCCTCGCCGATGCGACACACCGCGTCGGCCGCCTCGTCGCGGCTTTGCGGAACGGGCACGTTCACGCCGAACGTCTTTGCCTTGCGAGCCATGCGCTCTCTCCTTCTTCGATGCCTGCTTCAATGTTTGGATGGCCGCCGCTTGAAAGAGCGACGAGATTGGCATGGGCGCGGCGTCGAAACTGCGCCGCCGCCGCCGCGCTCGCATGACCATGGCGCGCGGCCTTGGCGATTTGCGCGAGCTGGAAGGCGATCTCGTCGGAGGTCGCCGGATCGGGAAAAGGCTCAGGCGCTCGCATCGCGGCTCCCGTCGCAAAAAGCGGGGCGCGGGATCATCGCCAACGGGATCACCTTTCCCGCTGCGATCGCGTCGAGCAACGCCTCTTCGTCCAACGCGCGCGCCTGTCGCAGTTCGTTCAGCGGAAGCTCAAGCTCCCGACCAACGGCGTCGAGACACGCGATCTCGATCTCCAAGGCCCGGATGCGCGCGCGCATGTCGTCGATCTCTTGATCGAGCCAATTCAGCGCGGCCGACACCATCTCGACCTGAAGCGGCGTCAATGTCAGCCCATGCCCAAGTCGATGCGCGTCGCCGAAAAGTTGCGCGAGCGCGGCGATCCCTTCAGAGAGCGGCGGCATGGTCGGCCTCCCTGACGGCGAAAGCGCGACGCGCGGGATTGTGCTCGCACAACCGGCACGCCTGCCAGTGTTTCACGTCGGAGCGCGACGCCGAGCTGGCCGACAAAGGACGCTCGCGCGCCGCCTTGCAGACGCCCGGCGCGATCTCGACGCGAAGATGCGGACAAGCCACCTGCTCGGCGAGCTTCTCCACTATCAGGGCGCGCAGCTTGCGCGTGTCGGCGGGATAACGCCCGTCCATCGCCTGGCTGAGACCGGAGCGCGACACGCCCAACTCACGCGCCAACGCGGCGCGGGAGTTTTTGTGAAATTCGAGCCGCGTCGTGAGCAGGCCGAGCACCGTCTCGTCGAGCTGAGGATAGGAAGGCTTCACTTGCGCGCGCATTTGAAGACCTCCCGCGTGTTCCAGTCCTTGAACGCCTTCTGCTTGTCGAGCCAACGCGGGGCCTGTTCGCCGGTGTCCCGAACGAGCTTGAATTGCTTGAAGCCGTTCGACGTCTCGGCGACGCCGCGAACGCGCGTCGCCAGCTCGACCACATAGCCGGCGTCTTTGAGCCGATGGACGAAGCGCTGAAGGCTCTCCTCCGGCTTCTTGTCGCGTTCGGTCGCCGCGAGCGTCGCCAAGGCTCCAATCGTGAACCGATTTTGCAGACGCATCGCCGCCCAAGCGCGCTGGGTGAGCGTGTCGCGATAGATCGGATGCTTACGCTTGCCCCGATGCGGCCCGCTTTTCAGCGAGACCCCGTCCTTCAGCGCTTCACGGCCGGTTAGGGTTAACGAATAGACGCCTGCCTCGGCGCGATCGACATAGCCGCGCAGGATCAACTTCCCGGCGGCCGTCGCGATCTGCTTGCGGCCGATGGACAGGCTCGCGTCGAGAGCGTCGAGCGTCAGACGCGCGCTCTCGCCTGCCAAGGCCATGGCGCCCAACAGCGCGGCTTGATGGGTGGCGTTTCCAGTGACGGCGGCCATGTCAAAGCGCCTCCGGCACGAGGATCGGCATTCCGGTGCGTCGATCATTGATCAGCGGCTGGCCGGCCATCGCCGAGAGCCGGACGGGCGCCTCGGCGCTCGCCTTGTTGCGCCTGCCGAACCGCTCGATGGAGGCCACCGCCTCCATGATCTCGCGATTGAAGCCTTGCGTGACGTGATGGACGAAGCCGATGACGTCGTCCGCGACCGGCACTTCGCAGAGCTTCTCGAAAAAGGCGCGGACGTCGTCGGCCGTCGCCGGCTCGAAACGCACATATTGAGCGACGCGCGAGGCGACTTGCGGAAAGCGCGTGAGATTGTCCCGGATTTTTCCCATGCCCACGAGCACAAAGACGATGTCGCCGGTGTCGGAGAAGTCGCGAATGCTCTCGATGATGTCGGCCGAGCGCGAAACATGGTCCGCCTCGTCGACCACCACGGCGAAGGTGCGCCGCTGGATCGCCATCGCGGACTGATACTGGAGCATCGCCTCCAGGGCTTGCGTGTATTTTTTCTGGTAGGAATGCGCAGGAGCGATCCGAAACTGCGCCAGCAAGTCGCCCAGAAACCAGCCCGGCCGCCATTCCTTCTTGGCGCGGACATAGACGCAGCCGCTTTGCGACGCCCACCGATGCAGCGCCGTGGTTTTGCCGAGGCCCGGCTGGCCGTCGACCACCATGAGGCAAGCCTCGGTCGCGCCGCGTCGCTCAAGCGCCGCGAGCGCCGATTGGAAACGCAAGACGTTTCCTGTTTCCACGAAGGCGTTTTTCACGTATCAAGTCCTTGCTTGGTTTCGGATGCGCCGGGCGATCTCGCGAGCTTTCTCAGGGCGTCGAGATCGAGGCCGGACATGCGAAGAAGTTGGAGAGACGAGGGCGTGGTCAGCAGATCGCGCAGAAGCTCTCGATCCGCCGCGTCCACGCGGTCGGGATGAGCGAGAAGCCAGCGTGCAAGGCTGGCGTCGTCGCCGATGACGGGCCGATCTCCCGGCAAGGAGATCGGCCCTTTTTGCGGGCACGCAAAACCTGAGCCCGCCTCGCCTGCGGCCGGAGCCGCAGGGATTTCGTTGAGTTGCGACGCGGCCGGTGTGATGGCGGCCGGCGCGTTGGGGCGTAGCTCCAATACGTTGAAGGGGCGTAGCTGCGCCTCGATCTCCTCGCGCTTTCGAGCTACCCTCGCGAGCTGCCCTTTGGCGCGCGTCTCGATGGCGCGCTGCTCGACAGAGACCGGCACATAGCGCGCCTTGTTGCCCTCGAACCGCGCCACCGCGATCAAGCGCCCCGGCGCATGGCCGTCGTCCGTCCGCTCGATCTCCCGGACCCAAACACGGCTCGCGTCATGCAGATCGAACCCGACGATCACGTCCTGTCCGTGATAGGGCTCAAGCTCGATTGCGAAATACGAATTGGAATAGAGCTGCACGAGGCCGCGATTGGCGCGACGCACCTCATAGGGACGGAACATCAAGTCCAGCTCGGCCTGATCGGGCACGATTAGCTCGACGCCGTCCGTTTTCATCCGCCAAAATTCGTTCGGCGTGAGGTGGCGCTTCGCGCCGAGCTGCGCGTCATGAATTTTCGCGAGGCTGCGATGCGGCTTGTTGTTGTAGGCCGCAATCGTCGCCTCGATATGCTCGCAGAACGCCTCCCAACTCGTGAGCAGACGCGAGCGGCCGGCCGTTTTGAGATCGGCGCGCATTTGCTTGAAGACGAGGAGCCTGGCCTCCTTGTCCATGTCACGGCCGATATAGCTCGGCAGGGCCTTGGCGGCGCCCGTGTAGATCTGATTGACGCGCTCGACGACGCCCTTAGCCTGCGAATTGTAGGGCAGCGCTCGCATCGCCGTGATCCCGGCGCGCGCCATGAAGCCCGTCAGCGGATCGTCCATCGCCTTGTTGCGATAGCCGGGGCCGCGATCTGTGTAGAAAATCGCGGGCACGCCATTCTCGGCGCAGGCGCGGCGCAGGGCGTCAATGACACCCCACTTGTTTTCGTCGAGCGAAACCGACCAACCGACGATCCGGCGCGTCGCCACGTCGATCACCGTCGACAGCTCGGGCCGGAACGGCAAGCCTGTCAACGGATGGGCGATTTCGGCGTCGAACGTTTTGCCGTCCGCGACGTAAATGCTCGTCGCGCCAATGTCGGAGAAGTCGCGCGACACATAGACCTGCCGCGCGCGAAGGGCGAGCTTGCCCTCGCGCCCCTTGAACTTCTTAAGCGTCGGCAGAGACTTGATTGCGAGCCGCGCGGCCTTAAGGCTGATCGGCGCAAGGCCAGCCGCCGCGCGCTCCTTATTGAATTCGGTCAGCGCTTGAGGCACCGAAGGCTTGGCCGGCGTCGCATAGTGCTTCATGAACGCGTCGAGCCATGGGCGGTCGGCTTTCGGCTTGGTGCAGGACGGCGCTAAGGCGGCCAAGCCGCTGCGCTCATAAAGTGAGAACCAGCGCCAAAGCGTCCGGGCGCTGACACGGAGATCGCCAGCCCGATCATTGGCGAGACGCGTTAGCTGCTCCTGCTCAGGCGTCGTCCGTTTTGCCGCCAAGCGGGCGACAAAATTCGCGATGGCGCGGCTACGACCTCCCCGAGATGCCTCAAGATCAATCGCCAGAAGCAGGGCACGGCGCGCCTCCATCACATGACGCTGGCGAGCCGTCAGAGATTGAATGATCGTAGCGTCAATCTGACGGAGCGCTCGACCGTCTAGCGCTGTGCCGGCTCCCTCCTGCGCCCGAATTTCCGATGCATTCACGTCAACTATGCGCTCACGGCGCTCCAACTCGACGCGCGCGATCTCAGGGAGAGCATGAATGGAAAGTTCGAGCCCACCTCCAACCTTGGAGCGGGCACGAGTTAACTGAGGCGCTGAGTTTGCAACCTTCGCAATGAAGCGGGAGGCATTTCCAACCGTCCCCGGCAATCCAGGCAGCGCCAACTCAACTATCTCTGAAGCGGATAGCCAGCGACCTGACAGAACAGGCAAGGCGCGATGAACTAGGGGCTTCATGCCGTGCCCCTTTTCATCCGCATATTGAAGCGAGGAACCCCCTCTTTTGAGTACCACCTTGGCCAAATATCGCCTTTCGAACGGCCAATTTGTCTCGCGATCACCTCGTGAACACGCGGGAACCGTCGATCCAAGGCCATATACATGGTGTTTTTGGCAATCTTGTTCGACCGCGCCAAACGGGCAAGCGTAACGCCGGTCTTCCTGACCTCGGCGATGATGTCCTGACGATGCCAGCCGCGATTGCCCATACTAGTACGACCACCTCGCAATCGCAGATGCGGTGTGTTAACCACATCTGACGGTTTGACTGGTGCAACCATGATCGTAAATGCGATTGATTGTCAATAGCATTTGCGATTGATGGCTGGAGATTTTGCTCGTGGCCGATGAGGGTTTCACGCTCCGCCTATCGCAAGTTGTTGAAGAAGCAGGCGGACAGAACGCGTTAGCCCGAAAATCCGGGCTGTCTCAAAGCGGCATCGCGCGCCTTGTTGGTGGCGGCGAGCCAACCCTGTCCACACTTAAAGCAATCGCTTCTGCGTCAGGTCGATCGCTCCTGTGGTTAGCAACGGGAGCTAACGCGAAGTCGCCAGAATCAAATTCTGACGCTCCAGGCATCGTCATGATCCCGATCCTCGACGTTTTTGCATCGGCTGGAGCAGGCGCTCAAAATGACCGCGAGACCACCGTGAAACGACTGCCGTTTCCTGAGCGTTTTTTGAGGAGATTAGGGGTTTCTCGAAATAACGTTGCA